TCCTTGAGACGACTGCGCCAGCGGATCGCGCTGGCCGCACTGATACCAAAACGCTCGGCGGCCCGCCGACAGGACAAGCCATCGTCAATCGCGGCGACCACCCTTTGGCGAAGATCAACGGAAAGCTCCCTGGTCATGCATGCTGACCTCCCTCGCCAGCATCCAGCTTGAATCTGACTCGCGCCGTTTTGGGAATCCCAACCGATTCATTCCGGTCGGAAAATGCTCTAGTCTTTGACGGCAAACGGGGGGACATCATAATGGCTGAAATCGAACAGAAAACGGTAGCCGACATCTTCGCAGAGATCGGGGCGCTCAAGCTCATGCTTTACGCAATCCTGAAAGGGTCGATTCCCAGGGAGAAGCCGGAAGCGTGGGCCGAGATCGAGGCAATGGTGACGGTGATGGAGACAGCAGCCAAAAGCATGGCAGTCGACGGCGCCGATAAGGCGACGTCGGACGATCTGGTCAACCGCTCGCTTAAACTTGCCAGCCAGTTTACGCGCAGCCTCAGCCCAAAATTCTAACATTGTCCACCCGATCAATAAAACAGCCCCGGAAAGTAGGCCGGTGAGAACGAGCCCGCCGGATATGGCTCGGTCACCAGTGCATCCATCGTCAGATCGAAGGTCAGGAACGATGCGTCATAGGTCAGGTTGCTCATATCCATAGCCGGCCAGGTCATTTCGACAGTGTCGGGATCGGAGGCCAGCACTGCCTCGATCTTTACAGAGGGCGGCGTTGAGACCGAACGCGCCAACGGGATCAGGTCGCGCGTGACATTCGCAATCGTCAGTTTCGAGGCCGGAGGTGACTTGTCCTGCTCGTCCGGAAGCGTCACGTCGATGCCGGCATAGAGAAAGTCAATGCCCCGCGACCGCGTCCGATACATCAGGGGATCGGTCGAGAAGCGTTCCGTCGCATCGGTCGACAGATAGATCGGCTCAGCCGGCTCAGGATGCGTGATCGTAAGGAGCATGATCGGAACTTCGCCCGATTCCTGAGCGAACAGCGCCTCACGAAAATTGAGAGACAGCACTCTCATGGCAGCACCATTAACGTGATGTCCACGCGAAAAAGGCTGTTCGATAGCCTGGACCGTGTCGGAGCGCTGCCCTTTGGGAACTTCACCAGCAAGGTCTCATCCGCTGCCGTCTGGCTCGGAAACTCGAACGGGAGCGAGCCGCTGAGGAGCGTCTCGTCGAAGAATGCGCGCAGGGTCTCGAACTGCTCCCCCGTCATCACCATTTGGCCGGACATCGGACGCGTGGCGGCTGTCGTTCGCCGGCGGGATATCGGCGGACCAACGTCCGGCGCATATTCAAGAAGGTTGTCCGCAAGCCCTTCGCGGAAGCTGTCCAGCAAGAAATACCGGGGCAGTGTTTCAGGCCAAGCGTCAACCATCAGCGTCGCGCCAACCTGCCGCGCTGGCCCAGCGTTCGACTCGTCGCGCTTCCGGGGTTGGCGACATTCTTGGCAGTGATCGAGTCGACGAAAGCATCGATATTGATCTGCCCGTTGCTGTTGTTCTGTTGCACCTGGCCGGCCTTTGTTGAGCTTTCGAACAAATTCACCGTGATCCGCGGCGCAGATGACCGTCCACCCGTTTCGAACGTTGGGATGTCGACTGCGCCGCCGGTCGCAAAGCTTTTCCGCAACCGTTCCAGATTGTTCACGCCGATGGACCTCACGCTGTCAGCATCGAACACATACTCGCCCTTGTGCACGACACCGGCCGGCTGATACTTGCCGCCGCGCCCGGTAAAGCCGCCTGTGTCGAAGCTGAGGGCGCCTGCGAGCGGATTGAACAACGACGATCCGCCACCGCTGCCGATCAGGCTGGCCAACGGCCCTATGATCGCTTTCTTGATCGCGATCCTCGCCAACTCACTAATGATCATGTTGGACATCGAATTGAAGGCATCGCTGACCGACTTCGTCCCCATGATGACGTCAGCGAATTCGTCGCTCATCCGATCGAGCGAGCGGACCGCCGTATATTCAAGCTGCTGCCCAACGTTCGCGGACTCCCGCGCGAAGGTCGCCAGTGGACCGTTCAACTGCTCGAGCTGCCCGCGAGCCTTGGCGTAGGCATCGGCAAGCGCGTTGATCTTCGTCCGCTGGGCTTCTGTGACCTCCGTGTTCGCCTTGCCGGCGCGATGGTTAGCCTCCCGCGCGGCCGTCTCCAGTTCGACCACGACACGCGCCCTCTCCCGCGCTGCTGCGGTCTGGTCGATGGTCGACGCTTCGACGCCCATCAGGTCGATCTGCCGCTGTGTCATCGCCATGCGGCGTTCGAAGGTGTCCCGGTCGCTGGCATTGCCGTCTTTCTTGGGCTTCGCTGTTACCGGATTGTCCTTGAGGCTGATCTTCGGAGAAAGCTGAGAGAACGCGTCGTCCAGTCGAGCTTGCGGTCCCTTTTCTTTGCCCCCGCTTTTCTTGGCTTTGGCATCGGCGTCTTGCGCCTCTTTGGCCGCGCGCATCGCGGTCCCCAGCGCTTCGTAACCTTTGGCGGTCGCCTTCGCTTGCCGCTCTTGTTCAGCAAGCTCCGTCTTGGCCGAGCCGAGCGTAAGCATCGGAAGCAGGGCCGCTGCTTCAATCGCCTTCCCGAGTGCGGTATATTCTCGGATCAGTTTGACGACGGTCAGGCTGGACAGGTAATCGCTGAAATCCCTCAATCCCTGCCCGGCGTCGCGGGCTGCGCTCGGGATCTTCCCGATGATGTCGGCGAGCGCCGCCAGCGATTTGCCAGTGGTGGTGCTGACGCCGGTCATCTTGTTAAGCTCGCCGGCGGTCTTAATGAGGGCGTTCTGTACCTGCACGAGGCCCTGCGCCACGGTCATCGACGAACCCGCGACCTGGTTTTGAAGCATCTGAGCGCCGGCCTGAAAGCCCTTGAAGAACGCCGCCGACGATACCTTGCCGTCGACCACGAGCTGCCGAAGCTTTGCAACCGAGCCGCCCGCCTCGGTAATGCCATTCGCAGCGGCCTGCACGATTGGCAGCGCGCCTTCCAGCATCGAGTTGAATTCCTCGGCCCGGACCACGCCGCCGCCGAGAGCTTGCGACAATTGCAACAGCGCGCCGGACGATTCCTCTGCCACTTCCCAGAGACCCTCAGCGCGACCGCAACGTTATCGGTGAACTTGAGCAGCTGGCCGCTCGATACGCCGAGTTCTTTTTGAACAAGGCTGACGCGGCCGTAGAGCTGCACCAATGCCTCGAGCGGCGCGGCGTTCTTTTGCGCGGAGGCGAACAGCCCGTCATAGACTTTGATCAACTGATCGCCGGAGAGGCCAGCGACCTTCAGAGCGTTATCGATACGCGTGGCTGTATCGATGAATTTCTGCGCCTCGCGTAGCGAGAAGGCCGCCGCCAGGGTGGCAACCATATTCTTGCCGAAGCCCGCGAACGATTCGCTGACCTTCTTGCCAAGGCCGTCGAATTGCTGCTCGATCTTCTTGGTGCTGGCGCGCGAGTTCGTTTCCAGCTTCTTGAGCGCGCGCTGAATCTGGCGGGTGTCCGCCGAGATCGACAGCACCATTTGCTCGAGGTCTTGAGCCATCAGCCGTACTTTTCCAGAAGATTTGCCATTTCGTTTTCGTCGGGAGGATCGGTCTTGTCAGGATCGGCGTGCATCTCGTTGAAGATGTCGACGGCGTCGAAGAATTCGGTGACGGTCACCTGCCAGAACTCGGCCGGCCGCCAGCCCATCGGGCCGATGGCGGTTTTCAGCCAGTCGCGCCAGGGGAAGGGCTTGTCGTCATCGCTGCCGGCGCGCCTTCGTCGTCGGCTTCGGCTTTTCCCTCGGCATCTTTGAGATGATGACTGAGCGCCTGGCTGAAAGCCTTGGCGCAGGCCGGGAAGTCGGAAAGCGACAGTTCCGCTGCAGCACGCGCGCCGTCGCCCTTGACCGCGAGGTGCTGGACGCCGGCGATCGTCGCCGCGACCTCGACGCCGAGCAGGCGTTGATAGAGATCGCCGAACGATTTGCAGTCTAGTGCCGTCGAGACCGCGGCAAGCCGGCCGATCTCGGCGGCAATCACCAGATCGACGGAGCCAACGCGGAGCGATACCTCGCCCCGCGCACCATTCGCAGTGAGTGCCATCGCACTACGCCGCGATCACGTCGGCGGTGCCGCCGCTGGTCCCGGTCGCGCTGCCGGACGTATTTGTGGCGGTGACCGCAACTGTGATGGTGGAGCCGATATCGCCGGTGACCGGCACATAGGTCTCTTCCGTCGCGCCTGAGATGGCCACGCCGCCCTTCTTCCACTGGTAGGTGAACACTGCGGAGTGGGTCCACGTACCAACGTTCGCCGAGAGGGTCTGCCCCTCTTGGGCGATGCCGGCGATCGACGGCAGCAACGTATTGACCGGGGCGCCGGCCTCGGCCGTGAAGGTGAGCGGCCCGGCCGCCGTGAAGGTGGCCGAGAACTCCATATTTCCTTCCATCTCGCCGGAAAACTCGAAATCAGACACCATCCATGAGCCGGCATAAGTCCCCTCGCCCGGCACCACGACCTGGGCATTGAATACCGTGGCGCCTCGAACGTGCCCCATCAGGATCGCCTGCGTGGCGCCGCTGATGAAGGCGCCAGATCCAGAGAAAGTCCGGTTGACGATGCCCGGCTCCGACTGTTTCTGCACAGCGGCGCCGGGATTGTTGCAATCCGGGACCGTTGTATCGATCTCGTTAGCCGACAGATTGAAACTGCGGGTTTTGAGGCCGCACAGGTTGGAGAAGGCTTCCGAGCTTTCGCCGTCCCCGATCTTGATGAGGAGCAAACGGCCTTTTTGCTGAGACATACGAGCGTCCTTTCACGACAAAGCGCCCCGCGCTCGCAGGACGGATCAGGGTTAAGATTTCGGGCGGTTAGGGGCGCATTGAGTAATCAGAAGCAGGGCGTTACGCTCTGCGCTGCTCTTTCACACATGCTTTCGCTCGTTGGAGCGGCATGACCCCCAAGGCGTACCGCAACTCGGAAGACGCCTGACATTTCATCGTACTGGCCCCAATTATCAAATTATTGGCCTGAGATGACAAAGACCGGATTAACGGTTTCCCGCTATAGCGCCAGCGGCGTTTCGCGGAGGCAAGTTTCAAGCCGTGAAGATAATCGACTGGTTCAAGATTCCGGCCCAACCTCGCCGCGCTTGGCTTTATTTTCTGATGTTTGGCGGAGCCTATTCGGTACTCTGCCTTTTCGGGGTTCTCACGGCAGACAATAAGATCTTGTCGCTGATCTGGCCCGCCAGCCCGTTCATGCTTGGCATGCTGGTGCGCTTTCCCTTATTGGCGCACCCCCTGGGCTGGGTCGCTTGTCTTGCCGGATTCGCAGTCGCGATCCCGATTATCGGTTGCGGGCTTGTGACAGGCGCGAGTCTGGCCCTCTATAATTTCGGTAGCGTGGTCATCGGCTATGTCTTGCTGACCAGAATTGCCCGCGCCGACCAGCTTCTCCAACACCGGACGTCGGTTTTCTACCTGCTCATTGCGGTGAGCGTCGTGTCCGTCTTCGCCGGCGTCGTTGGCGCAACCCTGATCGGTCCTTTATTCCACGATCCGGTATTCCATGATCCGGGAGCTGTGAGCTTTTTGCGGTACTGGTTTTCCGTCGAGCTTCTGAACCAGCTGGCCCTTTTGCCGATCATCCTATCCTACCCCGAAGGCCGTAAATGGTGGCGGCAGCAACTGCCGCAGCCGACACTTCACGATCAAGCGCCGATTATTGTGTTGGTCTTCTCGGCAGTCATGGGCCTCTTTTTCGGGGGAATGGGGGCTCTCGCATTCCCTGTACCGGCCCTTCTCTGGTGCGCCATTTCCTATCGCGTGTTCCTGACGGCCTTACTGACTTTTGGCTTTTGCAGCTGGGTGATCATAGCGACCACTCTGGGCTATATTGACGTTTCCCATGTCGATCAATCGCTCGTGCTGTCGATCAGCATGGGGGCTGCACTTATCTCCCTGGGCCCGCTCATCATCTCCACGACCACTGCGATGAGAAATGAAGTCCTTGATCAGCTTAGACACCTCGCGGCTGAGCGTGAGATAGTGGCCAATGAACTGGATCATCGGATCAAGAACTTGTTCGCGCTCGTCAACGCGCTGGTCAGCTTGTCGGTCCGTGTCAACCCCGAGATGAAACCGCTGGCGGGCATACTAAGAAGCCGGATCGGGGCCCTACATCGTGCACATGGTCTTATTCGCACCGAC